TTTGGCCAACATCTCTTCGATCCACTTTTTGTTACTGTCGTAGAAATTCTGGGCAACGTCTTTGATCTTTTCCCAGAGACCGACAAGGAAGGGCCAAATCTTATCCCAGTTCTTCCAAATTAGAATTGCAAGACCTGCAATAATTGCAATTACAACGCCTATCCATCCAAGAGATGCGCCTAGCTTAATTATGCCTGCAATAGCTGTAGTGCTGCTGAAAGCCTTCAAGAGTGCCACAAAGAGAAGACCTACACCAAGCAAAAGCATAAATGCGCCAGTTGCTATTGTAATTGCTGCTGCCCAAAGAAGCCAGGTACCGATGTTCTCTACTACTTCATCGTCAAGATTATCCCACCAATCGAAGAGACGCTCCAGTGCAGGGAAGACATTTGTCTCTAGTTTCTCTACAAATATCTCACCAAGTTCCCTACGCACGTACTCCCATCTATTCTTAAACAGTTCCAACTGTGAGAGAGGCTGATTGAACATGAGTTCGAAAGCGCCTGCAACACCGCCCGCAGAGTTCTCCATATCCTGAACAAGCTCTTCGAACTCTGCAAAGTTTGGCATTACGAGGTCGAAGAAGCGGCGCGCCTGAATTCGACCTGTACCGAAGATCTCTTTGAACTTGATTTTGCTTTGAGAGTCTGTAAGACCAGAAAACACAGGTTGCAGGTCTCTAAGAATATCGACCATAGACCTGAACTTGCCATTTTCACCTTCAATGGCAACGCCAACCTTTTCTAGACCTTTGATAGCCTTAGGAGCGTACATGAGCTCTACAGCTCGTGCAGCAGAAGTAGAAGCCATAGCAGCCGAGAGACCGTTCTTCGTTAGGAAGGCTAGAGCGCCACCAAAGGTCTCAGTAGTTTGTCCAGCAGCAACGAAGGCAGGAATAGCCTTACCAACCTGGTCCGCAAATTCGCCATAGGTACCTGCACCCTTACGAACAAGCTCAAACTGAATGTCAAGAATTCGATTGACATTCTCGAGTGTGGCAGGCTGGTCGAGAGCATTGATCCAGGCAATAACTGATCGACCAATATCTCTAATAGGCGCTTGGCCCGCTACTGCTGACTCACTAAATGCCTTGAGAATCACTTCTGCATCTTCAAGACTGCTCAGCTGGTCGGTAGTAAACGTCGAGAAGATATCGTATAGAGATTCAGTCAGTTCATCGAAGGGTACATTGATATCAGTACCAACACGATTAACAATATCGCCAACATTCTCAATAGTAGCACCCAAGCCATCCGCCTGAGTAACTGCCAGAGCAATGCTACGTTCAAACGTCATTGCTTCGTTCGCCATCTCACCAAACTCACGGGTGGCTCTGACACCCGCAAGTACCAGAGCGCCACCCATAATAGTGAGGGCACCACCTACACGCGCAATAGTTGCCGAAGCATGATCACGCGCAATGAGAATAAGTTCGAGTTCCCTAACCGCGAGAGCCACGCTTTTGCTCCTTTGCTTCCCTTTCGTTGATGGCTTCTAATACAAGAGAAAGGCCATCAACCATATAGGGATCCTGCTGAAGAAGACCGCCGGGACCGGGAAGGCAGTGAAGCTGTTTACATAGGAACGTTATCCTCACAAGCCTCGCCACCTCCTCGTCCGGCTGTCTATCTAGTACTACACTTGCTCTAATTCTGGCTTGGAGGTTGGTTCGGCTTTTCCCTGGAGATCAGCATCCCATTGATTCTGAGAATCAATCAGTTCACCAATCTCCTGACCCACCTGTGGATCGAGAGCCCAAACACTTCTGGGATCACTAAGATTCAAATGCTTCCCTGCAGCGTCGTCCAAGTTATGATCGACAATGCAGTTCTTGAATTCATACTCAGTGACTTTCTTCTGGATAAGCTCCGTAGTCACCTTCATGTCTTCTTCTCGATTGGCACCCCTGCCCCCGACGTTTTCGATTGCCATCTTGGCACTCATATCACGTCGTTCGAGAATCTGTCCATAGGTGAGCTTACGGAGCTCGACCCAGCCAGCCTCTTCACCATTTTGCTCCGGAAGAGACTTCAATGGAAATCTCTCCGTTGCGGTTGTATCTGTAGTCGCCCTTGGCATTATGCCTCCTTATATCGTTACAACTTCTACATCACTGCTCATCGCGATATTGTAGACCTCAGTAGCTGTTTCGTCGTACTTACCTGTGTAATCGATCTGCGCCGTGATCAAGTCACCTTGACCTTCAAGTCCAACCTCATACGAAGCCATGATCATTGCATGGGTCGTAATATGGATGAAGTTGCCAGCATCTAGATCGGATTCCAAAAGAAGCTCTTGTGCAGTCAGTGCTCTATAATTGTCATACTCAGTCTTGTCTTCAAAGTCCATCGTGACGCTCGCTTCCACAGAGCGCTCGCCGAACTTCACATATGCAGCGGCAAGACTACCAAGGCGGAAGACTGCTTCTGCAGACTCGTCTAGCTTCCAACTAAAGTCATCAACGGTACTTACCGGTGAGCTGGCAATGCTGATGGTATGCTTGTCTGCTCCAAGGGGAGGATCAGTTGGCCATGTTGGCGTAGGTCCAGTCTGAGTTGCTTCGTCTGTGCCGAGAACGTTGATAGTGGCAACGAGCATTCCGTTGTCGACTGAAATCTCGAGTCCGCCAATAACGCATCCGACATAACCAAATACAATCCCATTCCGTTCAACTGTAAATGACAAAGTCTTGTTCGGTGCCTCTGCAGCCGAACTAGGCGTGAAGTCATATGTATATGGACCTGCACCTGCTGCTACAACATCCATACGTGCTCCATAGAGCAAGTAGATCAGAGAGTCAATAGTGACTTCCATCTCAATATCGCCTTCAACATGTCCGTTACCTTCGACACCATGAATAGGATCCGGTACTCCTCTGATGGGACGTGTATAGTTCACGTCTTGAATGAACTTGAGTGACTCACTCCTTACGGGAATGAATTCTGCAGCTGCTACAAAAGTACCTGCAGTAACTTCGTGTGCTACACCGACAATGCCGGCAGCACCAATTCCAACGGCCATTAGCTAGCCTCCTTCTTTGGCTTGGGCTTTTCTTTCTGTACCGACACGACGGTCGAGTTCATTTCTTTCACAGGGTAGCCGTGGAATGCTTCGAACTTCTCCATCTGCCTCTTGGTGAGTGTAACAGTCTCGCCTGCCTTGAGCAAGCCAAGGCCGTCAACGACACAATCACGTTTTGCTTTGACTTGCATCATACTCCAATCCTGACCTTAGCAAATCCTTGCCAAGTCAATCTATGCACTACAAAGATATCTTTTCCTCTATTTGCAAATCCAGGTTCAACATCAGTTACCAAACCATTAATAACCAAACCTCCGAGATCAACATCCTGATGTAGCAGAGTTTCGATTGCTTCAGTTAGCTCGTCACAAGCCTTCTTTGTAATCTGCAAATCTCTGATACCTGAATGATATATATAAATATAGACAGGCAAGCTTACAGTTGTCTGCATACCTGTCTGTGTATACTCTCTTTGCTTATCCCCACCCTCTACAGTAACAGAAGGAATGTTAGGAATGAGATGCTGATCACCATAGAAGACATCTACAATGCCGAGCGAGGTCTTATTAGCCTCAAGCTTATCGACAATATACTGAACGATGACAGAGAGATTAGAATCCACCGTAGTGCACCTTTAGTCTTCTAGCGGCACGCTCTTGTGACCACTTTGCAAAAACTTTTGTAATCTTGTCAATATCACTATTCTGATAGAGAGCAAAAGGACGTGCAGGAATTTCACCAAAGTCTGATTTACCGCCCATATCGTGCACATAGCCATATCTGGATGCTTTATGTCCTGATGATGTAGGCCAATTACCATATGTAGTAACGTTGTTAGAAATGTGGAATCTTGCCTTTTTCAAAGCAGTGTTCTTCATGCCGCCTGTAGGCTGAAGAATTGGTGCCCCCGCTGCACCTCGCTGTGTGCGATAGAAGTTCATCTCGCCAATAGGTTCCCACATAGTGGGACGGCCCTGTGCAGCAAAGTTCATTCTGATAGAGGGAATGATAACTTGATCACGACAGCGTTCAAGAGGCTGTTTGAGTCCGCCGTTCTTAGCAAAATCCATACTAAGCTGCAGAAGGTCTTTCCGCAAAGCTTTGATTCCCATCATGGTACCCATGCTTAGAGAAACTGAGCCCTTTGTAACAGCCATTAGAATTCCTGCTCTATAGTGAACATAGCAGGAACGGTTACAGATGAAGTATCTGTAGGATAGAATGTAGGAATAGTAGTATTTGAGGCAAGAGGATCGCCGGTGATCACTACTGTACCATCTAGTACACCATTGAGCATGTCTTCTGCCCAATTAAGAAGCCTAACTGCATAGGCACTCTCTTCATCTTGGTCGGCGTACTTCTTTAGAATACGGTAGGCTGCAACTCGAAGTGAGACGATGTTCTTGATTGTTGTTGGAGTTGTACTCGGCGTAGTCCATCCGCTTACGTCATGCCCAATTGCACTAACGCGCGAAAGCACTTCCGCTGAGACAGTAGGTTCCTCAGCAAGTTCGTCAGTTACCTCGAGTTGCAGCCTGTCCGTG